AAAGAGGAATGGGCGCATCCTAATTCGTGTGTTCATAATTCAGACCCCTGGGAGACATGGCAGTACAACTAGGCATTCTGTTTTTTATGTGTATGTTTGGTGTATTTTTATTTGTAGTTTCTATTTTATCTGACTGGTAATAGGATTATCCCGCTTGATTAAACTCCCTTAATCTTTCCAGAGTTTTGTGGTGCGGATTTACCAAGTTGTGACAGAACTGACATCCCAGCATTAAAAACTTTTGTTCCTACCTTTTTCCACATAGGTTCAGATTTTTTTGGAGGTCCCATTCTTACGGTTTCGGACACAAACTGTTTGTAGGTCTTCATTGGTGTGTACGGTTTTCTTTATTTAGTCCCTGTTGACACTGATAAATACCTGTGTTATCATTACTATATAACCCCATTGAGGATTTATGGCAAAAGGTTTTAAAGTTGTGGCAAATTCGCCAGAAGTGAGTCAAGATGAATTTGACTTGGAAGCAGCAAAAGAAATGGTTAAAGGTAAGAGTATTATCTTCTGTCTTCCTGGACGAGGATGCTCTTATATGTTCCTGAAAAACTTCGTACAGTTGTGTTTTGATCTTGTACAGTGTGGTGCAAGTATTCAAATTTCGCAAGATTATAGTTCTATGGTGAACTTTGCACGTTGCAAGTGTCTTGGTGCAAATGTTCTTCGCGGACCAAACCAAAAGCCTTGGGATGGAAAACTTCAGTATGATTACCAACTTTGGATTGATAACGACATCGTTTTTAACACCGAAGGTTTCTTCCGCCTGGTAGCAATGGATCGTGATATTGCTGCAGGTTGGTATGCAACTGAAGACGGTCAAACTACCTCTGTTGCACACTGGTTGGAAGAGGAAGACTTCGCTAAAAATGGTGGTGTCATGAATCATGAGACCGTAGAAACCATGAGTCGCCGTAAAAAACCATTTACCGTTGACTACACTGGGTTTGGATGGGTTCTGATTAAGAATGGAGTATTCGAGAACCTCGAATACCCCTGGTTTGCTCCTCAAATGCAGGTTTTTGAGTCTGGAAATGTTCAAGATATGTGTGGAGAGGACGTTTCTTTCTGCCTTGATGCTAAAAAGAAAGGTTTTGAAATTTGGTGTGACCCCAAAATCCGCGTCGGTCACGAAAAAACTCGTATTCTCTGAGGTAATTTAACATGGCAAAGTCTTCTCCTATGAATAAGTCCAGTTATATCGCTGGACCTCCGAAAAAAAGTCGTCAAGGGCAAGGTGCTGGAACTAAATATGCCGCATCTTCGCGCAATAAAGCAAGAAAACCATATCGAGGACAAGGAAAATAGCAAATGTCTTGTTTAATCACCAATCTACCATCTGAAGAAGTCTGGGTAAGGAAAGAATACCTTACCGACCATCAAAGTGGACACGGTGAATTTGTTAAAGGCGTCTGGGTTTCGGCAAAGTCGATTCCTGGACGCGCTTTTTATTTTGAGACGTATTTGCCTGAATATGCAGCAATGTATGATAAATTGCCAATTAGCGCATTTTTATCACGTCCAGAACTCCCAACACCTGACATGAACCTACCAAATTTACAGTTTTGGAACTGTATGGACTACGGTGTGGTGTCAATAGACAAAAAATTCATTGGAAGTATGGATTTTGAGTGCTATACACGCGATCATGGAATACAAAAAGGCACTTATGTCTGCACTATTGACAATTATCACCGTGATCCAGACATGGTTGACTGGGCAACAAGTGAAAATCCCGCAGAACACAAGTCCCATAATTTAATTCAACTAGATAATGGGCAGTATGCGCTATATCCAAACAATAGATTACGCATTTTTGACAATAGTTTGACTCCAGTTGAACCAAAAATGCCCGATTTTAAGGTTTCGACTCAATATTATCAAGTTGAGAACGGTTTTGACCGCCTTGGAATGGGTCGTGAGGAAGAATATTTTTGGAAAACTTCAAAAGAACGTCAAGAGGAAGAAAAAAATGACACCGAACAATGATTTTTTAGATAATTTAGCAAATGATCAGCATCAAAAGATGCTTCGTGAGATTGCTAACGACAATTTTACTCCAAAATCGGAAAAATTTAAGAAGCAAAACGAAATTCACGAAAAAATTCGTAATGATGACGACTATGATGACTGGGACTATGGTACTGAACCCAGTTACGGACCAATTAGTATGTAAACTGCTATAAATAATCGTTAGGAAACTGTAGTTTGGCGATGCCAGTTCAAATTTCAAGGGCGTTTAGAGATATCAGTCTGTCTTTTAAGAGACATCCTGTCACAAATGATGTAATTACGCTCAGAAATGAAAATGCGATTAAAAATTCGGTCATCAACTTGGTCAGAACCAACGTTGGTGAGCGTTTTTTTAGGTCTGATATCGGAACGCCAATAGAAAAATCATTATTTGAACTTCAAACTGATGAATTTGCAGTAGAGGTGGAAAACTATGTAACTCAAGTCCTCGTGAATCTGGAACCAAGAATATTACTTAGGTCAGTTGATGTTACTTTTCCAATAGATAAAAATGAATTAACTGTATCGATAGTTTATGACATAATAGGACTAGAATTTCCTACTCAAGACTTAGAATTCGTACTCACACCAACTAGAATATAATGGCATTTACCCAGTATACAAATTTAGACTTTGATCAGATAAAAGAATCGATCAAAGACTACTTAAGAGCAAATTCTAACTTTACTGACTTTGATTTTGAAGGATCAAATCTTAGTGTCTTAGTAGATACTCTAGCATATAATACCTACATTACTGCATACAACACAAATGCAGTTGTAAACGAAGTTTTCATTGATACTGCTGTTCTTAGAGAAAATGTAGTATCACTTGCTAGGAACATTGGATATGTACCTAGATCTAAGAGAGCAGCATCAGCAAAGGTTTCCTTCCTCGCAGAGGTGCCTGCAAACAACACTACACCTACTCTTACCCTAAAGGCAGGAGTCGTTGTTACAGGCGGTGCTAGCGACCTCTCATACACTTTTGCAGTTCCTCAGGATATAACCGTACCAGTCACAGATTATGATGGTACAAATCCAAGATATGCCTCTTTCGATAACATTGACATCTATGAAGGCAATTATGTAAAAAGTTCTTTTGTAGTTAATACATCTGTACCAGATCAGAAATTTGTTCTTCCAAATACAGATATTGACACTTCTACATTAGTAGTTAAAGTAAGCACTACAGAAAATGATACTGTAGCAACGACATATAAGAGAGTTGATAGTATAATTGGAATCAGTACAAACGTATATTCATATTTTTTACAGGAAGTAAGTGGAGAAAAATATGAATTGATATTTGGAGACAATATCTTATTGAGATCCTTGACTAATGGTAACTATATTGACTGCAGTTACATAGTTACAAATGGTCGGGAAGCTAATGGTTCTGCACAATTTGCGTTTGCTGGCATTCTTGAGGATAGTGTAGGGACAATTATAGCGCAAGATTCTGCATTAGATATAGTTACAGAAAATCCTGCTAGTAATGGAGATTCTATAGAATCTGTAGAATCTATTAAAAATTATGCTCCGAGACTTTATGCTGCACAGTATAGAGCAGTCTCTGCAAATGACTATGAAGCAATTATACCACAAATTTATGAAAATACCGAATCTGTAACGGCATATGGGGGAGAAGAGTTAGATCCTCCACAATATGGAAAGGTTTTTATCGTAGTAAAACCAAGAAATGGGGAAGTTATAAGTGACTATACCAAACGAGAACTTTTACTTCTACTTAAAAAGTATTCTGTAGCAGGAATTGTTCCCGAATTTGTAGATCTTAAATATCTTTATGTTGAATTGGAGTCTTCAGTATATTACAATCCAAACTTTACAGGAACTGCTGCAGATTTGCTATCAAAAGTCACATCTGCACTAGATACATATTCTAGAACTCTTGCAGTAAATAAGTTTGGTGGGAGAATTAAGTATTCTAAGGTTGTTAGTATTATAGATGGAATTGGCGAAGCTATAACATCAAATATTACTAAAGTTAAAATTAGAAGAAATTTAAGACCTCAAATAGACCAAAATGCACAGTATGAATTGTGTTATGGAAACAAGTTCCACTCAAGATTTGAAGGGTATACTATAAAATCTACTGGATTTACAGTTTTTGGAAATAGCGATACTTTATACCTGTCAGATGAAAAAATTGATGATAATTCTGGCAGAATTTTCTTCTTCAAATTAGACGCTTCTGGTCAACCAGTTGTTGTAAAGAGAAATGCTGGAACCGTTGATTATACACGTGGAGAAATCATTATAGATACTGTAAATATAACATCTACAGTGGCATCTAATAATATTATTGAAATTCAAGCGATTCCAGAATCGAATGATGTGGTTGGACTAAAAGACCTTTATGTCCAATTAAATATTTCTTCAAGTAAATTAACTATGGTTCCAGATAACATATCTTCTGGAGACAATACCTCTGGAACTAGATTTGTTCCAACCTCAAGTTTCATAAACGGTCTGTACACTAGATAAATGTTAGATAAGAACCTTCAGAGAGTAAAAATCAGTCAGGTAATCGGCAATCAAATTCCTGATTTCATTGCCGAGGAAAATCCTCTTTTTACAGAATTTCTTGAGCAGTATTATAGATCTCAAGATAGTCAAGGTTTGTCTGCGGACATAGCAGAAAATTTAGATCAATATTTAAGTATAAACAATTTTGATGAGACAAAAGTTTTAGTCAGTGAAACTAAATTATCATCAGATATCAAATACTATTCAGAAACAATATCCGTAGAATCCACTGCATCATGGCCTGATCAGTATGGACTTTTAAAAATTGATAATGAGATAATCACGTACACTGGAAAAACTGAAACAAGTTTTACTGGGTGTGTTCGTGGTTTTAGTGGTATAGAAGATTTACATAATCTAAACGATTATGAGAACTTAATTTTTTCTGATACCGAATCTGCTGACCACACTTCAGGTGCTGTAGTATATAATTTAAGCAATTTATTTTTAAAAGAATTTTGGAAGAAATTAAAGACTCAATTCTTACCAGGATTTGAAAATAGAAATCTGTATACAGAACTGAGAAAAGGTTTCTTTTTAACTAGAGGTAAGGACTTTTATCAAACAAAGGGTACTGATGAATCCTTAAAAATACTTTTTAAGGTTTTATATGGTGACGAAGCTAGAATTATCAAACCCCAAGATTATATGATCAAACCCTCCAGTGCGGAGTGGTCGATCACACATAACATTATTGCAGAAAAAGTATCTGGAGATCCTCTTCTTATTAAAGGTGAAATTTTACGCCAAGATTCTCCAACCGTTGCATCTGGATACATTTATGATTCCGAATTTTACAGTTTGGAAGATAACAATTACTTTGTAATCCGATTAAGTCCAAACTCAATCGTTGGAAATTTTGTAGTAAATGGTTTTACAAAAAATGTTGTTGGTGTAACAACTACTGATGGAATGATTACAGTAGATTCTACTGTAGGATTTGACAAAAGTGGAGAATTGTATGTAGATGGAAACGTAATTTCATATACACACAAGAACTCAACTCAATTCTTAGGATGCACTGGTATTACATCCTCAATTTCAATTTACAGCGGAATTCATCAAAATAATTTTGTTTACTCCTATGAATCGGGAGATTTGACAAAAAAAGTACAACTGCGAGTAACAGGAACACTTAGTGATTATAATTTAGAGGCATCAACGGTAAAATATCTTTCAGTTGGAGATGAAATTTCTGTAAAAAGACTGGGTGAAAAAATTAATCGTGGGGAATATAACAGCAAATTTGATAACTGGATTTATAATCCCGTTACAAACGTTAGACTGTTAGAGACCACTTCAAAATTCTCATCCACATCATCTCCAACTTTTGTAACCACAAAGACAACTCATAATTTCAGAATTGGAGATAGTATTACTTTAGTTTCCGATAGTGGTTCAGAATTAAGTGGGACCGTTAGTGACGTACTTTATACTAATGCGGAAGACCAGAGAAAGAATATTTCTACTAAATTTGAATTTACATTCTCAACTTTAGTAAGTTTAGACAAATCTGTTAATTACACTGCAAGAAGAAATGTACTAACGGCATCGAGTAGCGCATATCCAGAAGTTAATGGATACTTTGCAAATATTCAAAACACTTATATTGACAAGAAAAAAGAAAATCTTTATGTAACATCAACAGGTCTTCCTTCATATCAAATTGATGCTCCAAGCGTAGAAAAATCGTTTACCTCAACTGAATCTTCGTCAGATGTCATAAGTTTTGTCAATCCACACAATTTCTTTACAGGACAAAAAGTATATTTACAAACACTCTCTGGCAATATTACAGGACTTTCATCACAAACGTCTTACTTTGTAAAAAAAGTAAACAATAATAGTATTCAATTAGCATTTAACCCCACTAAAATTACTGAAGGTGATTTTATTTCCTTTAGTGGAATAGGTACTCATTTATTGTCTCCAAATACCTATGTTGGTAAAACTTTACAGGATCAAAACTTATTAAAGAAAATTCCTATCGTTCCTCAAACCAAAGAGAAAGACTTACAACTAAAAGATATTACATCCTCCAAAATTACTGGAATATTGCTAAATGGTGTAGAAATACATTCTAGCGAAAGTGGAGATCAAGTTTGGTACGGACAAATTAATGGAATAAATGTGTTAAATGGTGGTAGTGGATATGATGTTTTAAACCCACCAAGCATCACGTTCTCCGATAGCACTGGTACTGGTTGCGAAGCTACTGCAATTGTTTCAGGTTCCATTGAAGAGATTGTTCTTACTGACGCTGGATATGATTTTAAAGAAGTGCCCATTGTCAATATAACTGGAGGAAATGGTAGAAATGCTACTGCACAAGCACGTCTGAAAGGATTCCAGTTCTCCGCCAACTTTAATGGTGGACCTTCTGGTGTCAGCACTTCAGGAAATACCATTGGATTTGGAACATTCCATACATTTAAAAATGGTGACGAGGTTGTTTACCAATCTCTTGGCAACGCTGCTCTTGGTATAGGAAATTCATCAGCAAGCACTTCAGTTGATTCTTATTTAATTAATAATGCATCATATTTTGTAAGAAAAGTTGATGACACTACGATTCAATTAATGACCACAAAGTCTGATTCTTTGGTTGGTTTAAATACAATATCTTTGAATTCAGAATCTTCTGGAAACCATAGACTGTTTGAAAGGAACATTAGGAAGGTAATTGATTATATTCTAGTTACGAACCCTGGAGAGGGTTACAGCAGCAGAACAATTGATGTATCTAGTATCAAATACCCACCAGAATTCCCTGGCATTTCAACTGCTTTTGTGGGTATTAATACTGAGGATCACTACATCTTTGCAAAAAATCATGGATTTAGCACTGGAGAAGAGGTAAGATATTCCACAACAGGAGATGTAATAACTGGTCTCTCAACTGATAAGACATATTATGCATTGAAAATTGATGATTCAAAATTTAAGTTGGTTGAAAAGTTTACTGGCATATCAACTGTAACTGGAATTGGGACGACTGTATCAAATGAATATTTAAACTCTAAAAATTATATCAAGTTTTCTGGAATTGGAACTGGATCACACACATTCAAGTACCCAGAAATTAAAGTTACTATTGAGGGATCTTTAAACACAACATTACTCTCAGGAATTTCTACAATTGCTTCGGCCTTCCCTATAGTAAAAGGTTCTATAAGTGACGTTTTTGTAAAATCTGGGGGAAGTAAATATGGTTCTGAGATACTTAACTTCAAACGTGAACCTGATGTAAAAATTGGTGGTGGAGAACTTGCTATCATTGGAGTTAGAGTAGTCAATGGAGAAATAAGTAATGCCTTTGTTATTGAAGAAGGAAGAGACTACAATTCAGAACCCGAACTTATCGTAAAGGGTAGTGGTAAATTTGCCCAATTGAAAGCAAATGTTGCAGATGGTAAGATAATCAGTGTTGATGTAATTGATGGGGGAAGAGATTATTTACAAAAAGATACCACTGTAGAAATAAAAGTTTTGGGATCTGGAGTAAAGGTCTCTGCCGATATTCAAAAATGGGTAATTAATTCCTATTCATCTTATTCATATAGTGATGATGGTGGCATAATTGTTCCAGCATATCAGTCTGATTTTGGAAAACAGTTCTTATCTATCACTGCACCCAAAAAATTAAGAAGAACTTTAGGTGACAATTTAGATGCTGGTCTAAATGAAATTGGTATTAATACTGCACACTCTCCAATTATTGGATGGTGCTATGACGGAAATCCAATTTATGGTCCATATGGGGGAAATCTGGACAGCAGTGAAAATAATCCTAGAGAGATGGTGAGTGGATATACATCTATTTTAAGACCAAATAGACCATCTACTGGAGAGTTCCCAGTCGGATCCTTTATTGAAGATTATACTTATACTGCTTCTGGAGACTTAGATCAACACAATGGAAGATTCTGTAAAACTCCAGATTTTCCAAATGGAACTTATGCATATTTTGCAACCAAACAAAACTATCCATATATTGTTAAGAGTTTCAGAAACAAAGTAGATGAATTTAATTACAGTTTTGTAAATGACCAAAGATCTGGTTTACTTGATAGTGGAACAATATTTAGAAATACTACTCCATACAAGATTAAACAAAGAGATGCATTCTATGAAGGTTTAAATGATTTTAGTAATAAGGATGAAAAGTATGTTGTAACATCGACAATAAAGACTGGAATCACGTCTGTGCGGGTCGTAGAGGGTGGTCTGAACTACAAGGTGGGTGATAGAGTATCTTTTATAAATGAGACCTCTGGAGGGGATGGAGCAACTGCTGAAGTAGAATCTCTGTCTGGACAAACAATTACATCTATTGACTACACTGAAAGCAAATATCCCAACATTGAATTCAGTTATTCTGGAAGCACTGTTACTGGTTTAACTACAGTACCACATGATATTATTGATAATCAAACTGTCGTTATTTCTGGTATTAGTAGCGATTCATTCAAAAAGTTAGAGGGTAGTTTTAAAGTAGGTGTTTCTAGTGTAGTATCTACTTTAATCACTGGTATTGGATTGACTTCAGTAACTGGAATTACTACAACAATAATATTATCAGAACCCACGACTACAGAAAACATTAGGGCAAATGATAGTCTCACCATTGGTTCCGAAAAATTATTAGTTCTTAATCCTTTAGGTGGGACAAATGCATATCGTGTTTTGAGAGCATATGATGGAAGCACTGCATCTGCACATGATTCTGGTGATTCGGTTTCTTTAAATCCAAGAAGATTTACATATGAAGTTCCTAATTTAGGCACTAATTTAGTAATACGCGAGAATAAGGAAACTTACTTTAACCCAGAGACTTCAGTTGGATATGGTACTGATGGAACTCGATATTTTGTTGGATATGGAGTTTCTTACACCACAACTGGAATTCAAACAGGAACCACTACTAGACTGTTCTTCAAATCCCACAGTTTCTCACCTACAGATCTGGTAGAAATTAGTGGTGGATCTCCTGCAGGAATCAATACTACTGAGGTGAAAGTTATTTCTGTTGGATCAACGTTTGTAAACGTACAATATGACTCAGACTCTATCACTGGAGTTGGAACACAAGCAAATGTATTATTGAGAAACACCCGTTTCGTTCCTGCAAAATCAATTTATATTCCATGCTTAAGTTGTGGATGTGAGTCAATTCCTTTCCAAACATTTGAACCATTTACATATTTCACAAACACTGGAATCGGTATTAGTGTTTCTGAGTATGATGATCTAAGCAATGCCTTCCAACTTGTAGATGGTCAAACAATTTATGTGACTAGATTATCAGAAGCTTCTGATACAATTGGCATTAGAACCACACGAACTGGAATTGGTTCTCTTAGCACATTATACTTTACAGGATCTGCCCTTGGTGTTGGTGTTGGCACTACTGGAGGTACAAACCACTCAATCAAAACTTTAAATCCAAATGTAACAGGAACTCTGAATAAGTTTGTTGCTACAGTTACTACGGAATTATCTCATGGAATTTC